TATTACCGGAGTATCATCAAGCAACGGAAGCGAGAGAATAACCTGAAAGCGCGTCAGCAACGTAGGGCGGAGGACAATGAAGATTAACTGCATATTTACTAAACTATAGTTTAAGGGGTTTTACACATGGTTACTAAAGTTATTAAAAAGGTTGGCGCCGGTATCCAAGACCTAGCTGTAGGTCTTGGTAAAGTTAGCCAAAGTCGAGGGGGCGCTGTAGTAGAAGTTGACGCGATTGCTACAACATTTATTGTTGTGGATTTAGCCCAATTGCGCTCTTTAAACACAGACTGTAACTATGCAGCTATTCAGAATGGTAAGTTGCTTGCAAACTATTATTACTCGTCTGTTTCAACAGAAGTAGTTGATAATGACTTAGTAGTGCTACCAGATAGTGACATAGGTCGTTGGCTTAAGCGTGTTAGCAGTGCTGTATTTGTTGCAGAACACACTATTCTTGACACCGTAGGTCTTAGTTTAAACCTAGATAATATATTGACTCTATATCTAGATGACGATAATCCGGCCCCTATTACTACTTTTACTGGTGGTGTAGCTGGCCAACGTGTGCGCCTAGTTTCACTAAGTGCAAATACCAGTATAAGTGCGGGTACTAAAATACTATTGGCAGGCGGCTTAGACATTAGTTTAACTATGTATGGATCAATAGACTTTGAAAAAGTGCCAGAAGCTATTGCTAACGATGCAAACACTTGGATTGAAGTGTCACGCACAATTAAGGTTTAAGGAAGGCAGCATGAAACTTGAGTATTTTAGTATATCAGAATTTAATATAGCTAATCGAGATTGGTTTACACGTATGTCTCCGACGTGGTTAGCTAAGATCGATTTGCTTCGTTGGTGGTGGGGTAAACCAATTGCTATCAGCCCAGTTAAAGGAGCGCTTGGTAGAGATGGTGACGGTACTAGTCAGCACTACTGGGAGCAATTCGACGAGGTACGCGCCGGTGACGTATTACCTAGTGGTATAGTTACGCAAAGCGATGCGCGCGACTTCTTTGAACTAGCTGAAGAGGCTGGTTTTACCGGCATAGGTGTTTATCCAGATTGGGCACCTAGTCCAGGCTTTCATTTGGACGTTCGCGAAGACTGCGAAATGGGGTCACCCGCAACTTGGGGAGGTGTTAAAAACGAGCACGATAAGCAAGTTTATGTTAGCTTTGAAGAAGCCGTAAAAAAGTTACCGGAGAACTAGTATGTTTGGTTTAGGTATTATAAAAGAAGGGCTTAGCTTTGTAAGCACTATTATAAAAGGTAAGCAAAAACTGAAGCAAGCTGAAATTAGCTCTAGGGCTAAAGCTATTCGCGGTAGGGAGAACTGGGAAGCTACTTCGGCTGAAGCTGCGGCAGAATCTTGGAAGGATGAGCTATGGACTGTATTGTTTGTAGCTATCATAGCCGCTTGCTTTATTCCGTACACACAGCCGTATGTCTTTGAGGGGTTTAGAGCGCTGGAAGAAACGCCGCAGTGGTTTCAAATTGCTGTAGGTATGTCTATCAGTGCGTCCTTTGGTATTAAAGGCTATAAGATGTTTAAGAAATGACAAGGCGTAACCCTGTATTAAATCGGATAGAATAATCCCTGTATCTATCCGGATTTGATTTAATTCAGGGGGCCTTTATAACCCTATATCTAATTTTTTTGATCCTCATATCGTCACACAGGAGGTCAGAATCGATCTTCTATTTACGCAAACCTATCAGTAATTCGTACTTAGTTTTGAAGTCTTCAAATCCCCAAGCTACCATAGGCACTGCTTTATTTTCTTTGAGCATAGCTAGTCTTGTATGCTGCAAACGACTGACAACACCGTTGCGTGACCGCTTAACTTCTATTGCCCACAGCTGACCGTAAGGGTCAAGAGCAAATATATCAGGCCATCCAGTTTTGTTAGCACTTACTATTTTGATAGTTATAAACTTGGCTTTATCTAGATAGTCACTTATCTTTTTTTGGTGCTTTTGCTCTATAGGGTCATCGCGGGTAGTTATAGTTGTAGTCATTTCAGTTAGGTCATAAAACAGCTTATCGCTAATAGGTATCATTTGTCAAACCTCACGCATACGAATCGTGGTAGAAATAATGTGAACCCGTCTTTTTCAAAGTTTGGTATAACTTCATTGTATTTAACTTCAATAGTTGCACCAAAGTAATGTGAGCTGTCTAGTTCTCTGTCTGCGTCGTCTAAACCGGAACCAACATTGACTTCTATAAACTTATCGCCAACTTCACCTACACATATTAAAGCACCAATCTGACCTTCATACTTGCCTTGGCCTTCTTGCACGCCAATACACTTTAAATCAGCAGTAGCTATTGTTTTAAATTTAGCCCACGACTTAGAACGTTTAAACTCGTAGTAACTAGTTAAGTCTTTAAGTATTATGCCTTCATGACCAGCCCCTATAGCATCATTGAATACGCTTTCAGCGTTTGGCTTAGACTCTACAATGACTGAATCTGCTAGTTTAATATAGTTACTTTTTATACCTATAAACCAGTCCTCTAGTTCAACTCTACGTTGTTTATAAGCCGTGCGGCTTTTACGCTCACTAAACTCTTTAAGAGTCAGCTTGTCAAAAAGCATGTACCGTAAATCACTTTCGTCAATAGCACCGCCGTGGATAGCAGAATTGATACGTCCAGACACCGAAGTGCGGTTGCGTTCTGCTGTTACGATTTCGCCGTCATAAACACCAGGGCCAACGTGCAAAAACTCAGCTTTTAACTTAGGCAACGTTACTTCTTTACCGTTGCGAGTTACAAACTTTACTTGGCCCATTTCTTTGATAGCTATTAGTCTTACCCCGTCGTACTTTATTTCAGCGGCGCATGGGTAGCTTAGCTTTTCAAATGAGACTTCCTTAGCTAGTTGCACAGCAAACGTGGGTATAAGCTTAGGAAACGCTTTGTTGATAATAGCTGTAGATATACCACAACGAAGGTCTTTAGTAATAATATAATACAGTAGACCACCGTGTATTTGTACTTCTTGCTCTACAGCAGCAACAGCAGCATGGCCGGTGACTTTTCTATGTATTAGCCCTTCTAGCACACTTTGCTCTTTAAATGTTAAGCTATCAACATTCATAATACTGTAGCTTTCGCAGTTGTCTAACCGCGCTTTACCTAGTCCGTAAACAAAGTACGGGTTATAGGTGTAGAAAAGAATGTCTTTTATGCCTTGGTAGTTATACCGCTTAAGTGCATTAACTTTCTGTATTGGGCTATTAGTAGCTGACAGCTCTTTAATAAGATCATGAATCATAATTCTTCCCTCTCAAATACTGAGTCAACAAAGTTTTGCTTGTTAATAGACACTGCTTCATAGCACTGCTCAGATATAGCTTTTTCAACAAGCAAGTAGTGCACAATTATTTCTTTATTTCTATGCTTACTTGCTTGCCTAGCTCTTCGCTGAGTATGGCGTGCAGTACTAAAGTCTTGGCTGTATATAACAAGTGTATCGTAGTCGGTTAAATCTACACCTTCTGCATAGGATGTTGCTTGCAATACGCTGGCATGTTTAAACTCCGCCTCTAGCTTTAGCTTTTCAACTTTATAATTGTAAAAGATAACTAGTGACGGTACATCACCCCACATGTGCTTAATAAAGTCAACTTTTTCACGGTTGTTAAGTACAACGTAGTCGGCGTCTATTTTTACTCCTCCACCTTCAAGCATATGTAAAGCAAACCGTAGTCTTGGTGGTGAGTCAGCGATTAGCACCCGGCCACTTAGATTAACTACTTTATGCTTTAACAACTCGTTATAGATTTTTTTGGTTTGCTGTGACAAAGTTACATAATGCAACTTGTCTTTAGGTTCGTAAGTAAAATCAAGCTCTTTACGCGTTTTAGAAATAAACAAGTGAGTTATATATGGCAGTACTAAGTCTTCTTTTGTTTTGTCATACTTAGCTATTTCCCTGCCACTTATCCACTGAGAACTAGGTATGCCAAAGTAAGTAAACCAGGTGTAAAAAGTTTTAAACTTACTCCATGGCGACCAAGAGCTTAGTGCAAACTGGTGATACAAACTCTGGTAGCCTTGAGCATGTGGTGTAGCCGAGCAATACACTAGCGGAACATTAGCAGTTAGTTTAGCAATACTTTTCCAAGTTGACGACGGTTTTGGGTAGCCACCTATATTCTTATGGCTTTCGTCTAGTATAACTAGGTCAGGTTTTATTGTTAGCTTTTTAGCTTTACCGTAAGTCGTGAGAATTATATCTAGTGATGCGGTGTAGTTAGCTAAGTGCTCCTCCCAACCTTCTATTGCTTTAGCAGTTGTTACTACAACTACAGTGTTAACGTTAGAGCACATTTCAGCTATAAGTATAGCAGTCAGTGACTTACCTGTGCGCTCTTCCATGGCAAGATAAACTATCATATTCTCTTTAAGAACATGATAGCCTTCAACTGCCAATTCAATTTGATATTGGCGAGGTATCCACATTAGGTTGGCGGCGTCCATAGTTTTATGTTAGCGACGTCATTCCAGTTTTTAACCGGTGACGCGACTAGTGGTTCAGCAAAAGCAAGCACAAGCTGGTTCATATTAGCTAGTTGCATGGTTGCTAGAGCATCTAATTCAGTCAAGCCTGTAAGCTTAAACTGGGATAGCACAGTTTTCCACATTTGTAGTTCTGTCATACCTGGGGCCAGCAGTTTTTCTGCTTTAACCTTACCTACACCAGGCACACCTTTGTATCCATCTCCTGGGTCGCCAACTAGACACTGCCAATACGCATAGCGAATAGAGTTTTCTTTTGTTGTGACATGAGGCTCGCCTTTACGATAGTCAAAGTGTATACCTTCTGTCTGGTTTAGTACATCTTTGTCAATTGCTGCAAGCATGATATTGTCAGGGAACTCACGCTTTAATGCAACTACGGCATCGTCTGCTTCCCACTTATCATGCAGCACAGAGTTGAATCCGCGAGCCATTACTTCAAGCACTTCTTCGGTACCTGGAATAGGGTCACTTACGCGATTGTGTTTATAGCCGTGGGCTAGTTGGTCTGCTACTTGATACCTAAAGTTAGCTTCTGGAGGCCTGCCCATAATGTCTTCAAACACAGGAGCAAGTCGACCGCCAGCAGTTAAATGAAATTCATAGTCATCGCATTTATTAACCGTCATCCATTTACTTAGTTGCTCGTTGATAGCATCAATAGCCCAGGCACCAGCTATAGGTTCTTCACCATCAAAGCCTTCAAAGTCACCTTCAATAGCTTCAGGTTGTTCTGCAATGGCTTTTTGATTAAAGTATGCAATAGTGAAGGCTAAACTATCTGCGTCTATTATAAGAGTTCTAGATGAGCTCATGTTGTAGTTCTCCTTTGTTGAGCCAGACAACTTTGATTCCGGTCTCTTCGAATAGTGCAAGTGATTCTTGCTGCGATTGAGCCCATTTACTACTTGTGTCAATCAATGGGCAGTACACTTTTGTAATGCCAGACTGCACTATGACTAATGCACAACACAGGCATGGCATTCTAGTGGCGTATAAAGACCAGCCATCAGGTCTAACAGGCGCATTGAGAATTGCGTTAACTTCTGCATGCACTGTTAGCTTAAGTTTTTTATCGCTAATTTGCAGACGTTCTTCAGAGTCTTCTACTTTGCGAGGCAAACCGTTATAGCCCAACGCAAAGTGTAGTTTGTCTTTAGATACGACAACTGCGCCTACACGACAACTAGGGTCTTTACTCCAACTAGCTACTTTAAAAGCCAGGTCAATGAATCGCTTATTCCACTTACTTTTCTTTGCCATCAGTTAGCTCCAAGCAGTGTGTATCAACAAGTGAGGCGTAGCCAGCAATGTCATGCCAGTGGTCTGACTCATTAGGGTCGCCGTTTAAAATGCGAGCTACTTTGTGCAGAATCATTTCAAGGCCTTCTACTTGTACTGCATCAAGGCTATAGAAAGGATATTTTTCTTTGCCTGTGTTGTGATTGCGGCAAGCATTTTTTAGCTGTTGAGATAGCATGGCATGAGTTTCAAATGAGCCATGAGTTTTATTACGTTGCTTTAACGTCTGATTTACATTAGCCATTATACTAAATCCTCTAGTTTTTCAATTAACGCTGCTATTGCAGGTTCTGCTGGAACAAAGCTAGGTCCTTTAACGCCTTTCTCACCTAGCTCAAGTTTTGCATTTGGACGACTGTCATTGCTATCGCATCCTAAAAGTAATATTTGATTAATGCTGTCTTCAGAGAATCCGAGGTTAGCTAGTGTGCCAACCGCAACAAATATAACATCAAACTGCTCTTTAGCTGCGTGAGCTTTCAACGCTAAGTAAGTATCTGCGTTAGACTTACCTTTAGATACTAAAGCAATTCCGTTTTCCAAATTAATTAAAGCTAAAGTAGCTTCGCCACACTCTTCACGCAATAATTTGTTACGCAAGCTTACATTTATTTCATTAGTGTTGTAGCGCTGCTTATTCCATTCAATAACTCTACCGATAAATTCTTTCACGAGAATACCTCAAATTTCATTGGTTCAGTGTGTGGCTCATAGTCAATTATATCGACGTCAGTTTCACGGAAGTACCGGCTTGTGCGTGGGCCATGATTTATAGCATACGTAGGTGCTCTACCTTTAATTCGTTCAACGTAGTCATGGGCTTTATCAAAGTGTGGCCTATAGATATGTGCATCGGTAAACACCATTTTAATGTCACCAGGCTTATACCCAGTAAGGCGACACATGTCAAGTAGCCATGCTGCAGCAAATACAACGTCTGAAGGCACACCTACCATCATATCTGCAGATCGCTGGTACCACATCATTGACAGTGTGTTGTCTCCACCAACGTAAAATTGATACAGCATGTGGCAACACGGTAAACTTAGCTCAGACAGCTTATCAGGCCTCCAACCGCTAATCACATGGCGACGACCGTACGGGTTTTCAGTCAGGCTTTTAATAGTTTCTTCAATCTGATTGTAACCATCCCAGTCAAGCCACGCATTACCGTAGTCTACATTAATACTACCATCTTCATTAGCCCACTGGTCCCAATAGTTACAGCCATGCTTTTTGAATGTATTAACATGCTTAGGCCCAGCTAACATAGCTGCAAGCTCACCAAACACGCCTTTGTAATAGATACGGCGGCTTGTCAGAAGAGGGAATATACCATACCTTAGCTCAGTAATATTTAAAGCTAACCCAAACAAAGACGAAGTCATTTCGTTTCTTGTAGCTCGAAGGTGTCCTTGCTGAAGTACTTGTTTAATAAGCATTTTGTACTGTACTTCATAATCCGTGTTGTTTACAAACATAACTTAACCCTCAATTGTGTATCTGTAGAAGTAGTCGCCGTCTTCAATGTCTCCCCAGTTAAAGCCAACATCAACTTTAACAGGCATTGGAAGGTCCTTAGTTTGAACTGTTTTAGATGCTTCAACCCAAGCTTCGTGCATGCAGTCACCAACTATTTTAGCTGCTGGTACATATATAGCTTCATCAGAAGACGTTTCAACTATGTACGAGTCATGAACAAAGTCGCATATAAAAGTATCAGACAACTTTTTAAGTTTCGGCATCATGTAATGAGTTGCCAACTTAGCTACTTCAGCACCAAAGCCTTGGTTTTCAATATTTAGTTGGTCAGTCATCATATTACCGCGATATTGCCTGCCAAATGGAGTTGACCCAAGAGAGCCTCGCTGGAAGTCGCGAATGCCTTGCTCTTGCCATTTAGTAATTTTAGGGTAGAGTAGCTTCCACTTACGAGCAACGCGGGTACACGCTTCAAGAGATAGAAACACGCCTGCTTGCTTAATAAGAATTTGCTGAAACATGCCAGCACCGCCGCCATACAACAGATTAAAGTTTGCAGTTTTTGCAATCTGGCGATGCTCTTTAGTAAAGTCTTTACCAAAAATCATTTCTGCTGTATAATTGTGTAAGTCTTTGCCTTGGCGATACAGCTCAATAATGCTAGCTTCGCCTGTAATAATAGCAATACAACGTAACTCTAGCTGAGAGTAATCACTATAAATTAAAGCACGGCCAGAGTCAGGTTCAACACCAAATAAGAACTTGGTAGCTCTGGGCAATTGCTGTAGGTTTTGATCTGACGAAGTACAACGGCCTGACCTAGCTGACGGCTTAAACGTACCGTAAATCCTACTGTCAGGAGTGTCAAACTTGTCAAGAAAGCTATTCAGTTTACGTAGCTTACGAGCTTCGCGAACTGTAGCTGCTCTTTCATTACCTTGCATAGTTAGTTTAGCCAGGCCAAGATCGTCTGACTGTTCGGAGCCTATGTACGGACGAACTTGCTGATAGCTATTACAATTAATAGGTAAGTCTATCTCGTCTAACCGCTTCAGATTCTGACCGTACAGTTTAGACATTCTTGCTTGGTTAACTGGCAGACCATTATTTTGAAAGTCTAAGCAAGCTCTCAAGAATGATATATCTAGTCTGTACGAGATAGAATCTTCTTGATCTTTAATAGCATCATAAAGCTCAAACAAATGATAGGTATCCAAAGCAGCATAGTACAACTGTTTGAACGGTAGCACTGGCACGCCCCACTTAGCTTTGTGCATTTCTTTTTTATTAATGCCGGCTGAGGTATAAGGGTCAAAGTCTTTTACGTGAGTAATTAACTTATCTAAACTATACTCAGACAGATTAGGAAACGCCAGGCGAGCCAGTAAAAAAGTATCGTTAAAAGTTTTAGGGATAAACGGAAAGCCAATAGCTTTTTGAATAGTAGTAACGTCGTAATGCGCAAACTGCATAATAACATTAGTGTCAGGTAGCTTACTGAACATTCCGAATAGTGCAAAGGGATCAGGGTATTCGACGATTAGACTTTTATCCCATTGTCGTTGTTTGAATTGGGCTAGTCTAATCTTACCGTACAAACCGATAGTTTCAGTATCAAAAGCTAGGTCGCCGGCAGGGTCTATTGCAGCATAAACTTCGTCAAGGCTAACAATAGTGAAAATGTCAGGTAGTATCATATTATGCTCCAGCCCGCTATACGGACACAGTTTATACAGCAGGCGCTGTTTGATAAATACGCCGCTGTGTTAGCCGGCGCAGTAGTTACTTATAGCTTGGGTTTATCTGAGGACTCAGAGGTTTTTGTAGATTCGTCAGGGATGCCGCCCATGTCACCTACGCCTTCAAAATCACCTTCGTCTTCAATTGCAGCAAAACGAGGGCCGCCAGCGTATTCAACAAACTTGGCAAGCTGAATTGCGTTCAAGTAGAAAGTTACACCAGCTTGCAAAATCTTGCCGGCTTTTTCCACTGTGTAGATCGCAATAGCGCCTTTGACGCGACCACGAGAACCGTTACCAATTTTCTTAGCGCCAAGGGATACTTCCGCGCCCTTTGCATTAAAGACAGTGATAACTTTGGGATTGCCATCAGCGTAAGCCGTACCGGTTTTGAACAAGAAGCTAGTTTTACCAGTCTCTTCGTAGATCTTGGAACCTTCTTCATCTTCTTTGCCGGTTGGTATTTTGTGCGGCATGTAACCAAGGCTTTTAGGTTCCTTGATTTTAGCAGGCTTGTTTTCGTCCCAGAATGCGTTAACTTCTACTTGAAAAGCATTTGCAGAATCGCCAGACAAAACTAAAGCAGCTTGATATTTAAAGTTACCAGCAAGATCTTCTTTGCCTTCGCCTTCAATAATAACCCACTCAAGGTCGCCAATTGGGGATTCGATTGGTTTAGTTATGTTCTTAGCCATGATTGTATTCCTCAGTGCTTGATTATAGAGTTTACTTGATACTGCAATTCACAGTACACGTATATTATATTGCAAATTATTCCAATTGTACAATATCAATTGTTTATTAAATCTTGAATAGTTATAACTTTTTGTTATATGCGCGCGGTAAAATCATCAACCTCTAGTTAGTAGTTACAGTTTTACGTGCGCGGCTCATTGCAACGTAAAATAGCTTCAGGTAAAGCGTAAAGTTCTTAGCACGGCATTGAGCTAAGTCTTCTGCGTCAAGAAATACTTCGGTATAAGTTGAACCTTGTGACTTGTGTATAGTCATAGCGTATGGAAAGTCTACACAAATGACAGACTCTTTAAGAGTTAGATACACACGCCAAGCTTTTGACCGTGCCCTAGCTAATGGGTGCTTTGAATTTGCCTTAGCCCAGGCGTTAGCATTCCTAGTCTTCATTTCCCGTTCAATCGTTTTGTTAGCTCGAGTAGCCTCTTGCCCAGCTTTATCTTTACGAACCTTATAGTTATAAGTGCCAAAGATAACCGGGTAGATGTACTCTTCATTTTCTTCAGGGTCATATAGCTTAAAAAAGTCACACATATTTTCTTTGAGCATAAACTCTAGTGTTTTATACTTAGAGTTAAATGTCAACGGACTGTCTCGTGGCTGATCACACTGACCTATATCATAGATGTTAGCTACACCATTAAATGTTAGCTCTCGGTGCAACGTAGGACTGAATAAACCGTCCCCTTGCAAAGGGCTGTCAGCACCAGCTATAG